CCAGGCAAAGACCGACTGGCAGACGCAGTATCTGTGGAGCGGCAACGGGACCACGACGCAGCAGCTCTTTAAGCATAACCTTCGGGCTGCGCTGACTCTGACCAGCGGCGCAGCTACGAACCAGTTCCAATTCTCGACGGCCGTCAGCGCAGCTCTGACTGGCACCGCTACGCAGAACAACAACGGCCGAGTTGCCAATGCCGCGAGCGGCCCTGGCGCTGGCGCGGATTGCTATTACTTCACCACTGCGACCCGCGTCTACCGTACCAAGGCGCTGTCCACCATCACCGCCAGCGACTCTACATTCCTGACCGCTGGCGACGTGATGACGCCGATTTGGCCTGGTGGCGCTTCGGCCCTCATGGCGGGGTCAGCGCCCAACACCATCCAGCACCTGGAGTACGCCAGCTCGCTTGATCTTTTCGTGATCCCGAACGCGCTTCTGGGCGCAAACAGGATCATCGCGTCCAAATACAAAACTGATGGCACTCCGGCCGAGCGGGTGCTGCTGACGGCCGAGCACGGCGTCACCACGATTTCCACGGCTGCCATCGCGGTGCATGGCTACGCGGAGCCTTTGGGCTCATCGGGTGGCGTGTGGGCAGAGGACGGGCTGCTTTACACGGCAAACATCCCGGGCACGACAAACGGCGGCGTATGGGCCATTCCGATCGGCGCAGATTGGGAGTATGCGTCCACGCAGAACGCCCGCCTTGTGCTGCCCGCTATCGCGCTGGCAGACTGCGACCGCATCACTGGCATCTTCGCGCAGGAGACACAAGTCATCGGCTTGGCGTCCGGGTATAACACCGGAGCTGCTACCAATCCGCACCGCATCATCTACCGCACGGCCGGCATCAGCGACAACAGCGGTGCATGGACGAGCGTGGACGCCAGCGGCATCGTGGACATCGCGGGGGTGAGCCAGATTCAGCTTGCCTTCGAGTTCCGCACGATGGGGGCGCAGTCGGCCACATCGCGCATCCACAGCGTCGCCGTCGTCTATGACGACAACAACACCCTGTCGCAGTACCAGTTCTCGGTCAACGAGTCGAGCGCCGCGTCCAAGCAATTCGCATGGCGCCACGCTACCGCCTTCGGCTCGGCGGTGCCCGCGCTCAAGGTGCGACTCTACGACGCGGTGACCGGATCGCTCCTAGTGACCGACACCACCAGTGCCCCGACCGGCACCTGGGAGCGCAGCACCGACGGCACGTCCTACTCCGCCTGGACGAACACCGACAAAGCGAATGAAACGACCTACGTGCGCTACACCCCGGCATCCATCGCCGACGGAGTGCAAGTGCGGGCTGTGCTGACGCTGGCGTAACGTCATGCCGCTGCTCGACATCCTCGCCCCGTCGGGGGATGCGTCTGGCGTCCTGGAGTTGGCGCGGGGCAACGTCGGCACTGTCGGCGATGCCCTGGCCAACGTCAGCGCTGTGCAGGCCCAGGCGCGAGGCAACGTCGGAACGGTCACCGACGCACTGCTGGGCGAGGGGCTGATCGCAGTCGACCTGCTGACCGAGGCGGCTGGCGCCGGCGCATCGTGGTCTGCATCCCTGACCGAAGCCGCCTCAGCAGTAGACGCCCCTTCGTCCACCTACGCGGCCGTGGCAGCACTAACCGAAGCGGTGGCCGCCTCCGAGAGCTCGACCGCTGCCGCTGAGCTGTTGGCCGCAATCGCCGAAGCCGCTTCAGCCAGCGATATGCCGACCGCCGTGGCGGTGCTGCTGTCCAGCCTGACAGAAGCAGTGGCGGCGTCCGAGCTGTTGAGCACAGGCAGCACCTACACCGCGACGCAGGCCGAGGCCGCTGCGACCGCAGATGCACTGACGGCTGCCGCGGCCCTGGTCGCTGCAGTCAGCGAGTCCGCAGCGCTGGCCAGTAGCGCCAGCGGCGTTGCGCAGCTGGTCGCGCTCATCACCGAGCCGGCCACCGCAGTGGACAGCGTCGCGGCCGGGTCGCCGGCCACCTACACCGTCAGCTTGTCCGAACTGGTGGCGGCGCTGGACCTTCTCACCGCGGTGATCGGTGGCATTGATGTGCAGCTATCGCATCCAGTCTTTGCGCGAATTGCAGGCGGGGTCTCGGCGCGCATTGGTGCGGGTCAGTTTTCGCCCGGGAAGATGTCGGATCGCATCGGTGCGAGTCAACTTTTTCCAGGCCTACAGCGCATCGGCTCCGAAGATCTGGACTGACCGCTTGGCGGCGTTGAAGCAGTCTCAATTCCAGCCCTAGATTGAGACTGCTTCGCCCGCCAAAGTGCGGGTCATGCAGGGCATCACCAAGCTCATCGCCGGGGACTCGCTGGACTTCACGACCAGCGTGGCTTCGTATCCGGCGACCGACGGATGGGCCCTGGTCTACGTGCTCGTGCCGCGTTTCACCGCGCCGGTTCAGGCGCCCATCACGCTGACGGCATCGACCTTCGAAACGTCTTCTTACCGCGTGCAGGTCGGGCCCAGCATTACCGCCACCTGGTCGCCCGGCGTCTACAGCTGGTCCAGCTACGTCACGAAAACCGGTTCCCGCGTCACGCTCGAGCAGGGCAGCGAACTGACAGTTGCGCCCGACCCGGCCACCATGGCCGCCGGCACTGACCTGCGCAGCGATTCAGCCAAGGCCCTGGCCAACGCCAAGGCCGCGCTGGCCACCTACACCGCCAGCAACGGCGCGGTGGAGGAATACGCCATCAACGGCCGCCGCATGCGGTTCCGCGCCGCGGCCGACATCGTGGCCCTCATCAGCCACCTGCAGGCCGAAGTGCTGCGCGAGCAGCGCACGCAGGCCGTCGCGGCCGGCTTCTCGAACCCGTCGCGCTTCGGCGTGAGGCTGCAGCGTGTCTAGCCTCACCCGCATCCGCAAGGCCTTGGCGCGCTGGATCGCCGGCAGCGCCGCGGCCGGTGCGCAACGCATGTACCACAGCGCCCGCACCAGCCGCCTCACGGCCGGCTGGGGCGCATCGGCCACCAGCGCTGACGGCGAAATTTCCACCAGTCTGGCCGTCATGCGCGGCCGCAGCCGAGCGCTCATGCGCGATGCCAGTTACGCCAAGCGGGCGCGCGACATCGTCGTCAACAACGTCGTGGGCACCGGCATCGGCATGCAGGCCCAGGTGTCGAACACGCGCGGCGGTGCGTTCGAGCGCGTCAACGAGGCCATCGAATCGGCGTGGTGCCAGTGGTCACGCAAGGATAGCTGCCACACCGGTGGCGGCCTGAACTTCAGCGACATCGAGCGCGTCGCCATGTCGCAGGTGTTCGAAGCGGGCGAGGTGTTCATTCGCCTGCACCGGTCGCGGTTTGGCGACAGCCGCGTGCCGCTGGCGCTCGAGGTGATCGAGGCCGAGCGCATTGCCGACGACTACAGCGTGCCCATGGTCGACAGCGGCAACCTCGTGCGCATGGGCATCGAGCTGGACAGCTTCCAGCGCCCGGTGGCCTATTGGGTGCGCACGGTTCACCCGTCCGACTCCGTGGCCCATGCCGGCGCGCGCCTGGTGCGCGTTCCCGCGGGCGACATGATCCACCTGCGCATTGTCGACCGCTGGCCGCAGACCCGTGGCGTGCCCTGGTTGCACACCTCCATGCGCCGCCTGAACGACATGGACGGATACAGCGAAGCCGAGATCATCGCCGCGCGCAGCTCGGCCAGCGTGGTGGGTTTCATCAAGTCGCCAGAGCTGCCGGTCGATCCAGGCGCCGGTGACGGTGCCAACGGCATGCCGCGCGAACTGGCGTTCGAGCCCGGCATGATCGAACACCTGGCCCCGGGCGAAGACTTCGTCGGGTTCAACCCGGGCCGCCCGAACAGCGCCATGGATGGCTTCATGCGCCTCATGCTGCGCGAAGTGGCGGCCGGCGCGGGCGTCAGCTACGAGAGCCTTTCCCGCGACTACAGCCAGAGCAACTACAGCAGCAGCCGCCTGAGCCTGTTGGACGACCGCGACACCTGGCGCGTGTTGCAGGCCTGGTTCATCCGCAACTTCCGCGAGCCGCTGCACGCGCAGTGGCTGCAGCAGGCCGTGCTGGGCGGCGTCATTGCCGGCGTCGACAAGACCGACTACGCCGCCAACCCCGAGAAGTTCGGCGCCGTCACCTGGAAGCCCCGCGGTTGGACGTGGGTGGACCCCACCAAGGAAGTCGACGCCTACGTCAAGGCCATCCGCGCTGGCCTCACCACCATCACCGACGTGGTGGCCGCCACCGCGGGCGGCGCCGACGTCGAAGACGTCATCGCCAAGCGCATGCGCGAACTCAAGCTGTTCGAAAACGCCGGCATCGAGCTCGACACCACCGTGGTCGACACGGCCGACACCACGCCGGTCGATGAGGCCGGCGCACCGCAGCCGCCTGCCGGCCGCGTTCACCCCATTGCGAGGGCGGCATGAGCGATCCGCAAGACATCAAGATCGGCCGCCTGTCGCGCGACCAGGCGGGCGCCGCCATCACCATTGCCCGCGCGGCCGACAGCGGCCCCGTGCGGCTGTCGTTCAGCCTGTCCAGCGAACAGCCGGTGCAGCGCTGGTTCGGCACCGAAGTGCTCAGCCACAAGCCTGGCGCCGTGCGGCTCGACCGCATGAAAGACGGCGCCGCGCCGCTGCTCTTCAACCACAACTGGGATGACCCGGTGGGGATGATCGACGCCGCGCGCCTGCAAGACGGCCGCCTGGTGGTCGATGCGCACCTGTTCGACACCCCGCGAGCCCGCGAGGTGGCCACCATGATCGACGGCGGCCTGCGCAACGTGTCCATTGGCTACGAGATCCTCGAAATGACCGAGGACGCCAAGCGCCAGACCTTCACCGCGACCGACTGGATGCCGCTCGAGGGCTCCATCGTCACCGTTCCGGCCGACCCCAGCGTCGGCCTGGGCCGCGCCGCCGAAGACGCCGCGCGCCCTGTGCGCATCGTGCGCACCCCTGATTCGCAACCCGCCGCACCCGCGGCACACCCCCAGGAGAAAGCCACCATGGCTGAAACCACCATTGCCGCCGCGGGCACGAGCGCGGAAGAGGTGCACAACCGCGCCGCCACCGTTCCGGCCGCGCCGCGTGGCGGCCCCAGCGGCACGGAACTCGAGGCCGCGCGCCAGCGCGCCATCAAGAACCTGTGCCAGGGCAACAACATCCCCGACGCCACCGAGCGCATGTGGATCACGTCCGGCATGGACATGGAAGAAGTGTCGAAGGACCTGCTCGGCATCCTCGAGGCCCGCGGCCGCGACGAGCCCAAGTCGGCCGCCGCGCTGGGCATGTCCGGCGGCGAAGCCAAGCGCTACAGCATCTTCAACGCCATCCGCGCGGTGGCCGACAAGGACTGGAGCAAGGCCGGTTTCGAACTGGAGTGCACGCGCGAAATCGCCAAGCGCCTGGGCGTCGTGCAGGACCCCAACAAGTTCTACGTGCCGTTCGAGGTGCAGCAGCGCCAGGTGCCCCTGCGCCGTGACCTGACGGCCGGCACCGCCAACGCGGGCGGCTACATCGTCGAGACGCAAAATCTGTCTTTCATCGAGATCCTGCGCAACCGTTCGGTGGCGTACCGAATGGGCGCGCGCCGCCTGTCGGGCCTGCAAGGCAACGTGACCATCCCGCGCCAGACCGCGGCGGCCACGGCCTACTGGCTGTCGACCGAAGCGACGCAGATCACCGAATCGCAGCAGACCTTCGGCCAGCTGTCGCTCACGCCCAAGAACGTCGGCGCCTACACCGAGATCAGCCGCCAGCTGATGCTGCAGTCAAGCCCCGACGCCGAAGCCCTGGTCACCGCCGACCTGGGCCAGGTGGCCGCACTGGCCATCGACCAGGCCGTCATCTCCGGCAGCGGTGCATCGGGTCAGCCCACCGGCATCGTCAACACCGCCGGCATCGACACCGGCACGGCCGCCAGCATCGCCTTCAGCCACATCCTGGGCATGCAGACGGCTGTGGCCGGCGCCAACGTCATGCCGGCTGCGGGTGGCTTTGCCACCACGCCCACGGTGGCCTCGCTGCTCATGCAGCGCGTCAAGTTCACCAGCACGGCCTCGCCGCTGTGGGAAGGCAACCTGTGGGATGGCCAGATGATGGGCTTTCCCGCCATGTCCAGCCTGCAGATGAGCGCCGGCACCGCGCTGTTCGGTGACTGGCAGCAGGTGGTGGTGGGTGAGTGGGGCGTCCTCCAGGTCGAGGTGAACCCCTACGCCAACTTCCAGGCCGGCATCGTGGGCGTGCGCGCCATCGTCACGGTCGACGTGGGCGTGCGCTACGCCGGTGCGTTCTCGTACCGGTCCAGCATCACCTGATCGCCATGGTGGCCAAGGCCAAGGACAGCCCGCTCGTCGCGGGCGCCGCCGACCCGGCGGCGGAACCGGGCAACACGGTGGCGGTGCGCGTGTTGTCCCAGTTCCGGCTTCCGGGCCGCGAAGACCCGACGCCGGGCGACGTGGTGCGGCTGCACCCGTCGCTGGTGGCGGAACTGCTCATGTACGGCCGCGTGGAAATCGCGGCCAAGGGGAACTGACATGCTGCACAACACTGGCAGCCAGACCACCTACACGTCCAGCATCGCCCCGCAATCGTGCGCGGCCGGTGCCACCAACGGCGGCTGGGTCGACATCACGCAGGCCGAAGGCGAAGTGGTTGTGCCCATCCAGATCGGCGCCGTCACCGGCAGCGTCATCGTCAAGGTGCAAGACGCCACCGACACCAGTGGCACGGGCTCTGCCGATCTGTCGGGCGTGGTCACGGCATCGCTCAACACCGCCAACAGCACCGCCAAGCTGGTGTTTCCGGCCGGCTCTGCGCGCCAGGCGGTGCGTGTGGTGGCCACGGTCACCACCGGTCCCATCCTGCTTGGCGCATCGGTCGGCCTGGTGCCCAAGATCGCCTGACCCCATGGCCTTCGTCGAAGACCTCACCACGTTCCTTGCCGACTTTGGCGAGGCGGGCACCCTCAACGGTGCGGCCGTGCGGGTGATCTTCGACGCGCCCATGGAAGCCGGCGGCGGCATGCCCGGCATGTACGCCACCACGCCGCAGGTGCAGATCCCCACGACATCGGTGCCCGCCGGTGTCGAGGGCCTGCAGCTCACGCTTGACCGCGGCGCCTACATCGTGCGCGAACACATTGCAGACGGCACGGGCATGTCGCTGCTTCTTCTGTCGTTGGCCGCATGACCGCCTTCCTCGCCATCACCGACGCCATCAAGGCCGCCCTGCAGGGTGCGCCGGCATTGGCTGGCGTGCAGGTGCTGCGCGGCCGGGCGGTGCCGGTGTCCGCTGGCGGCGACCAGGCCATCCTGGTCAACGTCAAGGGCGCGCGGGCGGTGCAGCTGGACATCAACGGCGACAGCATGCAGTGGGAAACCACCGTGGCCATCACCGTCTTCCAGCGCGCCGCCATCGGCAGCGACGCAGAGGCCGCCATCGATCCGCTGCTGGCCAGCGTGTGGGCCACGGTGGTGGCCATCGTGCCGCCCGCTGGGGTGTTCGGCATGACGCTGGACCCCTCCATCCAGTGGGACCTGGACGAAGCCGACCAGATCGTGGTCAGCGCCGCCCTGTCCCTTCGAGTAACCCACTACACAACCGGCGCCGCCCTGGCTGCCGCCTGACCCTTCCGCAACCCCGAACGGAGCTCCACCATGGCTTACTACCCGGTCACCGGCGCGCGCCTGTACATCCAGAGCGCCATTGCCGCCACCAAGTCCATCACCGCGCTGACCAACGCTTCGCCGCCGGTCGCCACCAGCACGGCCCACGGCTACACCACCAACGACGAAGTGCTGGTGCTCAACGGCTGGGAGGACACCAACTATTCGGTGTTCCGCACCAACGTCATCGACGCCAACAGCTTCAGCCTGCTGGGCTTCGACGCGTCCGACACCACCTGGTATCCGGCCGGTAGCGGCACGGGCACGGCGCAGAAGATCACCACCTGGACCAGCATCGGCCAGGTGCTGGGCGTGCAGTCCAGCGGCGGTGACCCGCGCAACATCACGGTGCAGCCCATCGACAAGCGCAACCCGGTGAACATCCCGGTGGGCTTCAACGCCTCGTCCCTCACGCTGACGATTGGCTATGACCCGTCGCAGGCCGCGCAGGTGGAAATGCTCACCGCCAGCCGCAGCCTGGCCAAGCGCGCCATCAAGTTCGCGCTGCCCGGTGGCGGGTACGCCTACAGCTACGGCACCGTCGCGCTCAGCAACGTGCCCACGTTCGACACCAACAGCGTGATGCAGGTCACCTGCGCGCTGTCGGTCGACGGCCTGTTCACCAAGTACTGAACCCGGGAGCCCGCGTGCAGAAGTTCCGCCTTGTTGTCAGCGACACCCTGCGCTTTTCGGCGCGCTTCTCGTTCAACGACGAGGGCACCGAGCGCGTCTTCGTGGCCAAGTTGCAGGCCCGGCGCACGCCGGGTCCGCAGTTCGAAGCCGCGCTGCGCGAGCAGCCGGTGTTCGTGGACTTCCTGCGCGGGCGCGGGCTCACGCTGCTGGGCTGGGATGGTGACAGCCCGCTGGTGGACGAACAGGGCAACGCCGCGCCGGCCAACGCTGACGCGCTGGACGCCCTGCTGGCCGAACCCGGCATGCCCAACGTGCTGTTGGCCGCCTACGTGGAAGCCAACGGCGCCAAGGCGAAGTTGGGAAACTGAAGGAGCTGGGCCGGCTGCTCGGTGCGGGACAGCTGGCCACGGGTGACACCGATGCGCAACCAACTGCACAGCCAGAACCCACCGCGCCGGCCGAAGGGCTTGACGTGGGCGACGAACCGCGCCGCCCGCGCCAGGCGCTGGAGTTCCGTGCGGTCGACGCCGAGCCGCCGGCCACGTTCGAGCTGTGGGCCGAGCACGAACCCGTGCTGCGCCTGTGGTGGGGCGTGGCCACGCAGTGGCGCATCAGCGACGGCCAGCGCACCGGCCTGGACTACCCGGCCGTGCGCGCCGCGCCGGCCTTCCGCGCCGTGCCGCGCGCCGAGCGTGAACATCTCTTCGATGACCTGGTTGCCGTCGAGCACGCCTACGTGTCCGAGCTGGGCCGACAGGCGCAGATTCGCGCCAGCATGCGCGCCGCGCAGCAAGGCCTTGGCGGCCTGCCGGCCTGACGGGGCGCGCGCATGAGCACCACCGAAGTCAAGGTCAAGATCGGCCTGGAAGGCGCCCAGCAGGTGCAGGCCGGCGCGGCTGCGGCTGCGCAGGCGCTGCAGGGCCTGGGCCAGAAGACCCAGGCCTTCGGCCAGGGCGCGCAGCTCACCGGCAACCAGACGGCCCAGCTGTCGGCGCAGCTGCAGGACTTCTTCATCCAGGTGCAGGGCGGCACCAACCCGCTCACGGCGCTGGCCCAGCAGGGCAGCCAGCTGGGCGCGGTGTTCGGCGGTGCCGGCAATGCGCTGCGCGCCGTGGTGTCGCTCATCACGCCCACGGTGGCGGTGTTCGGCGCCGCAGCGGCGGCCATCGGCACGCTGGGCTACGCGTTCGTCAACGGGGCGCGCGAGCAGCAGGCCTTTGCCAAGGCCATGGTGATGACGGGCAACGCCGCGGGCGTGACGTCCAGCCAGTTGAACGACATGGCCAAGGCCGTGGCGCAATTCGGCGCCACGCGCAGCCAAGGGTCGGATGTGCTGGCGCAGCTGGTGGCCACCGGTCAGGTGGCCCGCACCGCGCTGGCCGGCGCGGCCGAAGCCGCCATCAAGCTTGAACGCGACGGCGGCGTGGCCATCAAGGACACGGTGCAGGCGTTTGCCGACCTGGGCCGCACGCCGCTGGAGTCGCTGAAGAAGCTGAACGAAGCCCAGAACTTCCTCACCGTCAGCACCTACAAGCATGTGCAGGCGCTGATGGAAGCCGGCAAGACGGCCGAGGCGGCGCGGGTGGCGCAAGAGGCCTACGCCAGTGCGTCGAAGTCGCGCATGGGCGAGCTCGAAGCGCAGCTGGGCATGGTCGAAAAGGCCTGGCGCGGCATCAAGGAATCGGCCGCCGGTGCGTGGGACGCCATCCTCAATGTCGGGCGGCCGAAGTCTCTGCAGGATCGGTTCGACGAGCTCAAGGCCGAAGAGGCCAAGATTCTGAAGTCGGCGGGCGGGAAAGAGCCGGCCGCCGAGACGGCTTCGGCGCTCAGGCTGTCCGCGCTGCGCACGCAGATGGAACTGGTGCGCGCGAACGTCTACGCCGAGCAGGAAATGGCGCAAGCCATGGCCGACAGCGCCGACCAGACCAAGAAGGGCATCAAGGCTGCCGACGATCTGGCCAAGGCGCGCGAAAAGGCGGCCGAGGAACTGAAGCGCATGATTGAAGCGGGCCGCGATCTGGTGCGGACCGAGGACTTGAGGGGCGCGGGATATGACCCCGGCTTCCTGAAGCAGATGCAGGAGCTGCAGGCCTACGCGAAGGCCAGCGGCATGAGCGTGGCACGCCTGAACGAGGCGGTGGCGCAGCTCATCGCGCAGCAGCCGTTTGCGCAGGCGGCGCTGAAGGCCGCCGAAGACGTGGCCAAGTCGCGGGCCGACTTCCGGCGCAAGGAAGAAGAGGCCATCAACGCCTACGTCCAGCAAATCGAGAAAGAGCGCGAAGCTGTGCTCAAGTCGGTGCGCGACAAGACGCAGGCAACGGAAGACGAAGTCAAGGCCATGGACCTTGCCCGCCAGCGCAACGTGTCGCTGGCCGAGGCCATGGAGCTGGTCATCCTGCGGCGCCTGGAAGACAAGAAGGCGAACTACGAGCCCGGCAGCGAGCCATACCTGGCCGTCGAGAAGGAAATCGAGGCGCGCCAGCGCCTGCTGCAGGTGATGGGTGACAAGCGTGTCGTGGAAGCCAACCAGCGCGCCGCCGACGAGATGCTGCGCGCCTGGCAGAGCATCGCCCAGCAGGTGGGCGAAGGCCTGGCCGATGCGCTGATGCAGGGCGGCCGCTCGGCGGCCGACTACCTGAAGAACCTGTTCAGGCAGCTGGTGCTCAAGCCCATCATCCAGGCGGCGGTGCAGCCGATGGTCAACAGCGTGGTGGGCGCCGTGTCGGGCACCGATGCGTCGGGCGTCACCGGCCAGAGCCAGCAGTACATGCAGGCGGCGCAAACGCTGTCCAGCCTCTACGGCTACGGCGCCAAGGCCTACAACTGGGCAATGGGCTTGTGGAGCGGCGGCAGTGCTGCCGCGGGCGGTGCGTTTGCCAATGCCGGCGGCGGGGCCTACGTCATGACGGCGGCCGACAAGGCGGCCATCTTCGGCGCCGAAGGCTATGGCGCCGCGGCGGGTGGCGCGGCAGCGGCCGGCGGTGAGGCGGCTGCTGCCGCGGGTGCGGCTGGCGCCTCTTCGTCGGTTAGCTGGATTCCCTATATCGGGTGGGCGATTGCTGCGTTGAGCGTTTCGATGGACGCCTACAAGAAAGGGTTCACCACCGAGAACGCCGACTCCAAGATATTGGACACGTTCAACATCAGCTTCCTGTCGAAGGGCATCCTCGAAGGCCTGGGGATGTCGAACAAGTGGGCGAACATCTTGAGCGGCGCTTCGGGCATCGCTCAACTTTTCGGCCGCGGCGCTCCGCAGATCGTTGCGTCGGGCGCAACTGGGTTGTTTTCAGGCGGCGCGTTCTCTGGCCAGGCCTTCGCCGACATCAAGCAGGAGGGCGGATGGTTCAGAAGCGACAAGAACTGGACAGAATTTGCGGCATTGCCGGAGGATGTGTCCAGATTCCTCAGCACGGCATCCGCCTCGGTCCTGGAAAATGCCAAGCGCTACGGCGCCGCGCTGGGGCTTCCGGTCGAGTCGCTGAAGGCGGTCAACTTCAATGCGCGCATTGAACTGACAGACGACGCCGAAAAGAACAAGCAAGCGCTGATCACGGCGTTGTCAGGATACGGAGAGGCGCTGGTCGAGTCCTGGGCCGACGCCATCAAGCCGCTGGCCCAGTACGGCGAGAGCACGGAGCAGACCATCGATCGTGTGGCCACCGCCCTGGGCGGTGTGAATGACGTGCTGAAGTCGCTGGGCTTGACCGCCTTCGACGCGTCGGTCACCGGCGCCGGCAACGCGGTGGCGCTGCAGAACCTGTTCGGCGGGCTGGGCAACCTGCAGACGGCCAGCAGCAGCTTCCTGCAGAACTTCTTCCAGCCCGAGCAGGTCAAGGGCCTGGTGCTCGACAACATCAGCAGCGCGCTGGCCGAAGTGGGCGTGTCGTTGCCGGCCACGCGCGACGCATTCCGCGAACTGGTGCAGGCGCAGGACCTGACCACTGAGTCTGGGCGCAAGGCGTTCGCCGTGCTGATGAGCGTGTCCGATGCGTTCGCCGCGGTGGTCGAGGCCGGGCGCAGCGCGGCCGATGTGGCGCAAGAGCGCTACGACCTTGAGACGCAACTGCTGCAGTTGCAGGGCGACGCCACCAAGCTGCTGGAGCGCGAGCGCGCCAAGCTGGACCCGAGCAACTACGACTTGTTCGACGCCATCCAGACGCTGAAGGCGCGGAAGGCGGCCGAGCAAGAGGCGGCCGACGCTGCGGCCAAGGCCGCCGCCTACTACGCCGAAATGCAGCGCCAGGCCGAAGCCGCACGGCAGGCGTGGGCCCAGGTGTGGGGCAGCATGGCCGACCAGATCAAGAAGCTGCGCGGCCAGGACAGCAACCCAGCCGTGCTGCTGGCCCAGTTCGCCACCGCCACGGCGCAGGCGCGGTCGGGCAACATCGACGCCGCGCGCACGCTGCCGGGCCTGTCTCAGAACTTGGCCGACAGCGCGCTGGCCACGGCCGGAAGCCGGGTGGAGTACGACGTGCTGCGCGCGCAGCTGGCCGCGTCGCTCGAGCGCACCATGGTGGTCACCGGCGCCCCGGCGGAAACCCTGGCTGGGCTGCGCACCGACATCCAGGACATGCGCGCCGATCTAGTGGACCTGCAGGCGCAGGCCATCACGCAGGCCAAGCGCATGGCCGACGTGCTGCAGAAGTTCGATGTCGATGGCATGCCCGGAGTGCGGTCGTGAGCGTCATCGTTGTCAAGCCCACGGCCATCACCGGCGCCATGCTGGTCAGCAGCACGCTGGCCGAAGACGCCACCACGGCGTGGGCGTCTGGCACCACCTACGCCGCGGGCGACCAGGTGCACCTGGTCAGCACGCATCGCCGCTACCAGAGCCTGCAGGCCGGCAACACCAACCACGACCCCGCCAGCGTGGCGTCAGCCGCCTGGTGGGTGGACATTGGCGCCACCAACCGGTGGGCCATGTTCGATGGCAGCCTGGGCAGCCTGACGGTGGCGCCGCTGTCCTACAGCGTGACGGTGCGGCCGGGCGCCATCACCGCGCTGGCGCTGCTGCAGCTACAGGCGGCCGAACTGCGCGTGACCATGCGCGATGCCCCGGGCGGCAGCACGGTCTATGACCAGACCTTCGACCTGAGCAGCACCGCCATCAGCGACGCGTGGGAATACTGCTTCGCTCCGCTGGACTACCGCACCGAGTTTGTGCTGCGCGACCTGCCGTCGTTCGGCGTGTGCGAGGTGGACATCACGCTCACCGGCGACGGCGTGAACCAGGTGCAGTGCGGTGAGGTGGCTATGGGCCCGTCCTACAGCCTGGGCGAATACCCGCACAACGTGCAGTTGGGAATCCAGGACTACAGCCGCAAGACCACCGACGACTTCGGCGTGACCACGCTGGTGCGCCGCAGCTACGCCCGCAAGATGGACCTGCGGTTTGTGCTGGACGGGTCGCAACTGTCGAAGGTGTATTCCGTGCTCAGCAGCCTGCGCGCCACGCCGTGCGTGTGGGTGCCCAGTGACGACGCCACGCTGGACGCGTGCATCGTCTACGGCTGGGCCGGCACGTTCAGCATCGACGCGCAGACGCGCGCCAAGCACTACTGCAGCCTGCAGGTGGAAGGCCTGACATGAGAACCGTTACCGCAAGGCCCAACCGCACCATGGGCCGGTCGAACTTCGTGAGCGAGATGAACTCGTTCTTCGACCAGGTGCCCGATGCGTTCAGCGACCTGGCCGTGGCGCAGGCGCAGATCGATGCGGCGGTGGTCACGGTCACCAGTGGCCTGTCTGCCGGCCTGTGGGTCAGCGGCACCACCTACGCCATTGGCGACAAGCGCTTCAGCCCGGCCACCGGCCTGCTGTACCTGCGCATCACGGCGGGCGCCGGCACCACAGACCCCAGCGCCGACACCGCCAACTGGCGCGTGCTGGCGGTGCAGCTGCCGGCGCTGCAGGTGTCATCGGCCACCACGTTCACGGCCACGGCCAGCAGCCGCGTGGCGCTGACGTCCACCAGCGCCGCCACCTACAAGTTCCCGGCCACGCCAGCGGCGGGTGACTGGGTGTTCCTGAAGTTCGCCAACGGGCGACAAGACAACGTGCTGGACGGCAACGGCGCCAACGTGGAAGGCCAGGGCGCCACCGTCACGGTCGACATCCCGGGCTATGGCGGCCTGTGGCAGTACATCAACAGCACCTACGGCTGGGGAGAACTCTGATGCCTTCGCTCACAAGCCTTCGCGGCGTTGACACCCGCAAGTGGGTCAGCGGCACGACCTACGGCGTCGACACCGTGGTGTGGAGCCCGGCCAACTTCTTGATGTACGTGCGTACCGTGGCCGGCAGCGGAACCACCGACCCCAGTGCCGACGCGACGAACTGGGCGCTGTTTGGGCCGACGCGGCGCAAGCAGCTGCAGTACGTCAACGTCACCTGGACTGGCGGCAGTGGCTTTTCGATTGCAACAGCCGCCATCTCTGCCGTCGTGGCGGCGAGGTGCCGTGCCAAGGTGGTGTACGCATTCACCGGCACGTCGGCGGTCTTCCTGCCAGCCGTTATTTCTTTCCCGAGCGCGACGACGGTCAGCGTCGACATCGGGACGGCGCTGCCGAGCACCACGACGGCTCGGATTGAGATTGACGAGAATTGGTGAGCGAGACAGGCCATGCAGTTGATCTTCAGCCGCCGCCGCTCGCTTGGATCGTGGCTCATCCGCATCTTTTGCTGGTCGCGCTGGTCGCACGTTAGCGTGCAGATTGACGCGGAGACGATCATCGACGCCACCTTCGCGCACGGCGGCGTGCGCATGCGCACGATGGGCGAGCTGCTGCGCGAGGCAAGCGCCATAGAGACAATCGCGGTGCAGGTGGCAGACGAGGCCGCAGGCCTCGCGTGGATCGCAGAGCAGCTATGGCGCCCATATGACTGGACGGCCATCATCGGCTTTGTGCTGCGGGCTGACTGGGCGCAGCCCAGCAAGTGGTTTTGTAGCGAGCTTGCCGCAGGTGCTATCCACGCGGCAGGCCGCAAGCTGGTGCGCGAGGACATCTCTCGCGTCACGCCTGGGCTGCTGTGGGCGGTGGCGGTGTGATGCGCTGGGGACTCGTCGTCACTTTTGCCCTGGCCGTGATAGCCGCATGCGGCGGCGGCCTGGCGCTTGATGATGGAGTCATCAATGCGCCGCCGACTGCGGCAAGCGGCCCTGCAGCTCAAGCATCGGCACCGCCGTCATCGCCGCAGGTGCCGCCTGCGCCGGCAGCCCCGGCTTGGGTCGATGTGCTGCGAGAGGACTGGGCCGCGATGCCAGCTCTGGGCGGCTACACGCGGGCAGGCGACTATCCGCCGTGCCATGACCCTGCATGGCGTCCGGTGGGGATGCCTGCGCCAGTAGTGCCGCCCGGCGCCGCGTGGGTACCCTTCGGAGCGCCACCCAAGGGTCTTGGATGGGCTCAAGGCGCCTTGCTCATAGACGACGAGCAGCAGCCTGGGCAAGCGTGGGCAATCGTGCATGCGCAGCCGCTCCCCCACGACAGGGCTGTGCGCATCTCGGCCGTGGTGGACATGCATCCAGACCCGGGCGCATTCCTGGGGCTGGCGCTGTGGGACGGCGAAGGCGACTACGCGGAGATCGCGCTGTATGCGCCAGGCGGCGATCTTCGTGTCGGGTGGTGGACGCCGTGCTCCTGGCGCGACCTGGCCGCCGCACCGCCAGGCGCCCGCGCATTGCAGCTTGTGTATACGCCGCCCCCTGCAGAGACCTGCTGGGTAGCGCTTGTCGACGGAGTCCAGGTGCATGCGGAGCCGTGCTCTGCCAGGAGTGCGCTTGTCGGCCCTGCGCACCTTGGCATCTGGGCGGTCAATCTGGACGCCGAGGCGCGGCGCAAATCATCTGGGCGAGTGCGGGCCAGCGTGGGGCCAGTGCGAGCCGCAATCAAGGACGGGATGTAGATGCGATGACACCACACCACGACAGCGCGGCCCAGGCCGTAGCAGATGCCGCTAGCGCTGCAGCCAGCAGCGCGGCGGTCAAGACGGCCATTGGTGGCGGCCTGGTGGCCGTCGTGGGCGGGCTCAGCCAGTCGGAGCTGATCGCCATTTGCGGAGCCCTTGCAGCCCTGCTGGGCAGCGTGGTGCAGGCATATCTGGCGTGGCAGCGGCGGCG